CGACATAATTTTTTCTACAGATTCCTGCACACGTTGACCATGATTTTCTATATACACAATAGATCCCTCCATTTCGTCATCTGGCAATACACTAGTAATTTTATTAATACGTACATAAATTTCTTTTTTAGTATAAAATAAATGCAACTTTATAAACATCTTTACTCCTCCTTCACTTCTATCGACGTTAATATCGCCCAATACCTTTCTCCCACAAAAATAAAATATTCTCCCGTAACTTCATTTTGTAGGATCATGCAGTTTTCATCTTCTTTTACAATTTTCGTTTTAAAATATTCATTATCAGTATCTTTTATTGCCGTTCGCGGACTCCCTGACCCATCAAGAGTCATTATCCAAATAACAAGAGCAGTAATCAATAATATAATACAAACACCACTTACAATAACTTTTTTCATGCGGCAGCCGGTCTGTTCAGAAACTTCTACCTCCGTACACGACAAGGCAGTTCCCGCAGACTTTATCCTTTCTATTGTTTTTTATTTATAAAATAATTATAACAAAATTTTTTAAAAAAGTCAATTCAAATGAATAATTCTTGACCAAAACTTGACAACACAAAAATTTTATAGTATAATATATATATAAGATATATAAACTCTTAGAAAGGAGAGTAACAATGGATAATATACAAGATAAAGATGATCTTCTTGACGAATATGATAATTTTCAAGATGATGAAGACTATGATATTGAAGAAGAAAATTTTCAAAGAATAGAAGAAGAATTGCGCGAAAATGGTTACATTAAAATGGACTTCTCTCTTGAAACGCCAGAAGAAAGAACAAAAAAAGTAGAAGAAATTATCGCACATACTCCTCCTGAGAAATTAACACCTGGTTACTTAGAAAAACTTTCTACCTATATTATTCTTGCGGCAGTTAAGCAAGATGCTAAAAAAGGTAAAAAGCATTATATTTATACAGATAATACGATGGTAACTGTTAATAAAAGGGAGACTTCATTTGAAGGATTAGCAAGTAAATTTGAAAATGGGGAAGATGGTATTTATAACCTTATTGCTAATGACAAAAATATTATTTTTACACCAAAAGTTAGTATTACAGAAGAAGATTTAGAGACGATACCCGGCCTCCGTGATCTTTATGACGCAATTAAAAAACTAGAAGAAGAATGTAAAAATGCACGCGGGAAGCGGGCTTTCCTTCTTCATAAGCAACTTAAAGAGATGCGAAAGGATCAATATGTTTATAAAAATGCATATAAAAAACCGATTAGATTTTTAAATATTACTAAAAGTATATCAAAATTAGATTTATCTGAAAAAGTGGGTTTGGACGAAAATGATGAAGTGTATAGCACCGGCATTATAAATCTATACAATCCAAAACACATCTCTCTATTGTTATGTAATTATTCCAAAATAAAAGAAGATTGTTGGGATAAATTTAATAGTGATACTAAATGGTTGATGGAAGACCTTGATACTCTTGTGGATGCGGCACTCAAGGAAAATTTCCCTCTTTATTATGATTTAGTTATTTATAAAATAGATGGAAAATCAAATCTTGAAATTCAAACTTTATTAAATGATACTTATGGTATTAAACATAGTGTAGAATATCTTTCTTCATTATGGCGAAATAAAATTCCTAAATTGATTGCGGACAAGGCCTGCAACGATTGGTTAGTTTGGCACTTCACGCAGGAAGAAAAAGGACAGTGGAAACGTTGCTCTAGATGTGGTCAAATTAAATTGGCTCATAATCGTTTCTTTTCTAAAAATAAAACAAGTAAAGACCATTTTTATAGTATATGTAAGGATTGTCGAAACAAGAAGAAATAAAGGAGTGATTTAATTGGCACAACAGTATTGTGAGAAGTGTAGAAAAACGATGAATGATACAAATTTCTACACATACAAAGATGGAACAAAATGTGAATTGTGTAAAGCATGTTTAACAATGCACATAAACAATTTTGATCCAGAAACTTATATGTGGCTTTTTCCTAAGTTTGATGTCCCTTACATTGAGCCTGAGTGGAATGTACTGCGGGATCGCGCATATCAAAAAGATCCATATAAAATGAATGGTCAGTCTGTTTTTGGTAAATATTTATCAAAAATGAAATTAAAACAATTTAAAGATTTTGGGTGGGCAGATACAGATAGGCTTAAAACAGAAGCTGAAGAAAAAGCAAAGCTTTATGGAAAATCTGAAGACCAACAAAAACAAAAGCTAGAAGAAATGCGGCAGGCGTATGAAAATGGAGAGATATCAGAGTCTCAATATCAAACATATGCGGAGACCCATGCTCCAGAGCCTACATTTAACTTCGATAAGAACGGCAATCAGGTTACTAAAGATGGTTTTATGTATCCTGAAAACAGCAATTTTGAAAGAATTGATCTCGTTGATGTTGGCGCAGAGTTGACTGAAGAAGATAAAGTATATCTTGCTATGAAGTGGGGACGACTTTATCATGCGGACGAGTGGGTCGCACTAGAGAAGCTTTACAATGATTTTATGGCGTCCTTTGACATACAGGGCGCAGCCCGCCTTGATACATTAAAGAAAATTTGTAAAACAAGTTTAAAAATGGATCAGGCAATTGACTGTGGAGATGTAGATACATATCAGAAATTATCAAGAGTGTATGATGCAATGATGAAGTCCGCAAAATTTACAGAAGCTCAAAATAAAGAAGGTAAAGGAAATTTTATAGATTCGGTTAGTGAACTTGTTGCCTTTTGTGAGAAAAAAGAAAATGGCGGAAAGATTGAACCATACAAGATAGATGTTCCTCTTGATATAGTAGATAAAGTTATTAATGATTTAAAAGAGTATAATAAAACTCTTATTTATGAAGATAAGTCTTTAGCACAAGAAATAGAACAATATTTAAAGAAAAGAGCTGCACTTGAACAAATTAAATTTGATAAAGAAGAAGCTAGAAGAAAAGGTCTTGATCATGTTGAAATTAATGATGAAGATTTTCAAGCCGATATGGAGAGAATAGAACAGGAGCGGGAAGAAGATTATCTTAATTCAACAGAATGGGAGGAGGAAGAATAATGAGTTTACAAGCACTATTAGATCTTTCTGAATCTCATGGAACTGTAAAGCAAGAACTTTCCGAAGAGAGAATTAAAGAGCAGGTTCCTCAAGCCAGAGAATATATTGCTTTTTTTAGAGTGTATCCAGATTTATTTATTGATTTTTTATTAAGAAATAATAATCCTCATAATTTTAAATTTTATTTTTATCAAAGAGTGTTTTTGCGGGTGGTCATGCGACATAGATATGTTAGCGCCACCTTCCCGCGTGCTTATTCAAAATCTTTCCTCTCAATGATGGTTTTATGTATTAGATGCATTTTATATCCTAATGCAGATTTGTTTGTAACCACTGGAGGTAAGGAACAGGCGGCAAGTATTACTGTTGCAAAAATAGAAGAAATTTGCAAATTAATTCCAGGCATTAATAATGAAATTAACTGGGATAGAGGTGTTTCTAAAAAATCAAAAGATGATGTTACTTATGTATTTAAAAATAGTTCTAGTATAACAATTCTTGCGGCAAGACAAAGTTCTAGAGGTCAAAGAAAAACTGGTGGCTTAATGGAAGAGTTTGTTCTTATAGATGGTGATATTCTTAATGAAGTTGTAATTCCTACTACTAATGTAGATAGACTTATTGGAGATGGTAGCCGAGATTCGAGTGAGATTATAAACAAGAGTCAAATATATATTACTACGGCTGGTTGGAAAAACTCTTTTGCTTATAATAGAGTTATTGAGCTTTTAGTACAAAGTATTATTGATCCAGATGAAGCCATGATAATGGGTGGAACTTATGAAACACCTGTTGCGGAAGGGCTTCTTAGTGAAGACTTTGTGGATCAGCTTAAATTGCAGGGTACTTACAATGAAGAGTCATTCGACCGAGAATATAAATCCATTTGGTCTGGTGCGGTTCAAGATGCTTTTTATTCAGCAGAAAAATTTGATAAACATAGAGTATTAAATCAACCTGAGTATGAATATAGTGGAAGGTCATCTAAAAATGCTTTTTATGTGATTGGTGTTGACGTGGGTAGAATTGGCTGTACAACAGAGGCTATGGTGTTTAAATCAACCCCGCAACCGCAAGGTACGGATCTTAAGTCTCTTGTTGCATTATATACTTATGAAGCAGAAGATTTTGAGGTTCAAGCTATAAATTTGAAAAAACTATATTTTAAATATAAAGCGCGTGTTCTTGCTATTGATGCGAATGGATTAACATAACTAGTCCCTTATATTAGTAATGATATAAGCAAACTCTTTTAATTGCTGGAAAGCTAAGTTCTATAATAGAATATGCCAATCAGCAGCTAAGAATTAAGAATATTTAAAGCTTTTATAGGAGGCTTAAAATGAAAGAAAAGAAAATTACAATTTGTAAATATAATTTAATTTATGATTATTATGTACGAGATGATGGTACTATATACAGTGCTAAATCAAATAAAATATTATCTCCTCAATTAGATAAAAATGGATATGAAAAAGTTCAAATGATGTCAGATGACGGAAAAAGGCATAGATATTCAGTACATCGACTAATCCTTGAAAATTTTAATCCAGTTGAAGGAATGGAAAATTTACAAGTTAATCATATTGATGGAGATAAAAGAAATAATAAATTAAATAATTTAGAATGGACGACTTGTCAAGAGAATATTGATCACGCGATTAATAATAATTTAAGAGCTAAAATTAATGGTGCTTCTAAATTGACTATTGAACAAGTTAGAGAAATTTTTATCCGTTCTAATAATGGGGAGTCTAATATTACTTTAGGAAAAGAATTTGGACTACACCCAGATCAAATTGGACGGATTAAAAATAGATATTCTTGGAAAGAGATTACTAAAGATTTGATTTGATTTAATTTTTAAATATTCTTAATTAAAGTTCAACGACTATCCCGGCAGGGAGTACACTATAAGCTAATGATAGTGGAAATGGAGAGCATCCTTTTTATAAAGGATGGTGATATAGTCTAATCTTATAGGAAACTATAAGCAGTTCATAAGAGAACGAATACGAAAGTTGCGTTTTGTATTGAATATAATGTAGGTGTTGGCTTAATTGATTTTATGACAAAAGCGCAAGTCGATCCCGAGACAGGAGACACTCTTCCTCCATTTGGTGTTGCAGGAGGCACCGCAGAAGAAACTATGGAGCTTTATAAAAAGATTAAAGGTCCTGGAGTAGAAGAAAATGCTATGTATTTGATAAAAGCTAATGCACCCATAAATACAGAAGCTTATTCTTATGCGCAATCTCAAATGTCAAGTGGAAAAATTAAATTTTTAATAGATGAACAAGCTGCAAAAACAAAACTTCTTGGAACTAAAGTAGGTCAAAACTATAATGCGGATCAGCGTAATGAATATCTTAAGCCTTTTGTTCTTACTACAATTCTTAGAGAACAAATGCTAAATCTTGTTGAAAGTAATGAAGGTGTAAATATTATTTTAAAGCAAGATAATAAAAGTATTAAAAAAGATAAATTCTCTGCTTTTATATATGGATTATATTATATTAAAAAAGAAGAAGATATGAAGAACAAGAGAAAAAAGAGAGATATAAGTCAATTAATGTTCTTTACTTAATTTGGACATTGTAGATTAAATGAAAGATGAATAAAATAATATATATTTGTAGGGGTGAATAATATGAAATCAAGTAGAGGAGAAATTAAAATTTGTGATATATTAGACCAGGCGGGTTTAACATATGAAGAAGAATATAGTTTTCCTGATCTAGTTTCTTCTTCTGGTAGACCACTTAGATTTGATTTTGCGGTTTTTGATGACAATGGAGATCTTGATTTTCTAATAGAATATCAAGGTATTCAGCATTATGAAGAAAGATCAAAATTTGGTGGGTCTAAAGGTCTATATAGACAGAAATATAATGATACTCAAAAAAGAAAATATTGTGAACAACATGGATATACGTTGGTAACAATTCCTTACTGGGATGATCAATTTCTTGATTATGATTATATTATGAAAGCCGCTTACGGTTGGTAGTTTAAGATTATTATATTAAAATTAAGAAAAACTTGACAACAGTCAAAAAATTTGATATAATAAAATATAGAAAAAGGAGGTGCTCCTTTGCGAAATCGAATTAAAGAAATGACACAAATTGAATCCGCAAGAAGTGCTGTCCTTGGCGGGAGCTCCTATTGGGATTTTTCTAAAATCCGAGTAGGAGTTAAAGAGCTTGAAGATGCAGTCTTTCAATTAAGTTCATTAAAAAAGACAAATCCTCAATTAGCAGATAAAGATACTATCTTAAGAGCGATAGATCAGAATGATTTAAAAACTATGAGAGAAGTTTCTGATTTCTTTTATAGAATAAGTGGTATTTATGAAAGATTAGTTAGACATATGGCTTTTCTTTATAGATACGATTGGTATGTTACTCCTTTTGTTTATGATAAATCTATTAAGCAAGAGAAAATATTAGATGGTTTTTATAATTCTTTATCTACTTTAGATAATTTTAATATGAAGAAGAACCTTGGAGAAATAGCTTTAAAAATTATGAGACAGGGCGTTTATTATGGATATAAAATTCCTTATAAGAATACTATATCCTTACAAGAGTTACCACCAAATTATTGTAGAACAAGATTCTATCAAGGAAATACTCCTGCGGTAGAGTTTAATATGAAATATTTTGATGATGCTTTTAAAACACCCGATCAAAGAGAAAAATTTTTAAAACTATTTCCTGCGGAATTTAAAAAAGGTTATAATTTATATAAAAATGGCAAGCTTCCGCCAGAGGCGCCTGGTGATTCAAATGGATGGTATTTATTAGAGGTCGGTAAAGTAGCAAGATTTACTGCTAATGGAGAAGAATATCCATTCTTTATTTCTACTATTCCTTTATTAATTGATCTTGATGAAGCACAGGGAATTGATAAAAAGAAAACTCTTCAAAGATTATTAAAAATCATTATTCAAAAAATGCCAATGGATAAAAATGGTGATATGATTTTTGATCCTGACGAGGCACAACAACTTCATAATAATGCGGTGACCATGCTTAAAAGAGCTATCGGAGTTGACGTGTTAACAACATATGCAGATATTGAAGTTGCAGACATGGATGCATCAAATTCTTCTACTCAGCAAGATGATTTACAAAGAGTAGAAAGACAGGTTTATAATGAAGCGGGTGTTTCTCAGTTATTATTTAATACTGATAAAAATGTTGCTTCAGATAAAGCTATTCTTAATGACGAAGCTACATTATATAATATGTTGCTTCAATTTGAAGTATTTGCTAATGAAATTATTGAACAATATAATAAAGGTCTTAAGAAATATGAATATAAAGTTCAATTCTTAACTACAACTACTTACAATTATAAAGATTTATCAAAACTTTATAAAGAGCAGATGCAGGTTGGTTATTCAAAGATGTTATCTCAAATTGCTATGGGTCAAAGTCAAAGTAGTATTTTGGCTACCGCTTATTTTGAGAATGATGTGCTTGACCTTGTTAATGTATTTATCCCTCCTCTTATGAGTTCTACTATGAATGCAGACATTCTTAATAGAGTAAAAGGTACGGATGCCTCGACTGGTAACGGACAAGGCGCCACTGCCGCAGAAGAAGGGAAAGCTGGTAGAAAAGAATTAGATGATGACAAGAAGTCAGATAAGACTTTAGCAAATAGAGAAGCAATGAATTAAGGAGGACTAAAATGAGTGGTATTAGTGTAAAAACCATTAAGTCTCCAGAATTTGTAAATATTACTTCTATTAGTCCTCTTGTTTCTAAATGTGAAATAAAAGTTTTATATGTAGGACAAAATCGTAATAGAAGTTTTATTAGTAAAGAGGTTGCCGCAGAGATGGCTCAGACTCTTCCTGGAGTTCCTATTGTTGGATATTATAGTGAGAGCAAAGAGGATTTTAGAGACCATGGTGATCAAATTACTATTGATGGAGATGGATTTAAATTTAGCTGTTTAACAAAGCCTTATGGTTTTGTTGCACCAGATGCGAAAGTTTGGTTTCAAGAGTTTCAAGATACCGATGATTTTGGTAACAATGTAGTCAGAGAATACTTAATGTGTGAAGGCTATCTTTGGACTGAACAATATGAGG